CGACTTGGCAAACAAGATAGACGTGAATGGGATGATGATTTGCGTCTAATTGAAAATTATCAAACCCTCGAAGACCAAGCAATGGGGGAACCCCCTCGAATGGTGCGAAAAGGTACTTGGATTCAAACTTGGAAAATTTTGAATTCAAGAATTTGGGAGGGAATCAAAGCTGGCGAATATGCTGGATTCTCTCCTGGCGGTATGGGTGTATGAAAGGAACAAAATGAGAATCAAGAAATTTATTGTTCAGGAAATTGCGTTGGTGAAAAAACCGGCTAATCGGCAACCATTCTTGTTGCTACAATCAGAAGATTTTAATCTTGATTCCCAAGGAGGAAATTTTATTATGGATAAAACAGAAGAAGGACTGGAACTTGAGAGAATCGAAGAATTAACTCTTCCTCCAGATGCAGTAAATATTTTGAAGAAAACTGTGGGACAATTAACCGCGTTGATGGGTTACAAGTATAAAGCTAAATATACTTATAAAAACCAACCCAAAGGTGAGGAACCAGAGCAAATTCCCGCAGAACTTTCTGAGTATACGGATTGCATGGCCGCACAGATGAAAGCTGGAAAAAGTATGGCGGAATCAGCTAAATTCTGCAAGTCGAAGATTAAAGGTGAAACACCTCCGGCCGAGGAAGATAAAGATGATAAAGAAATTTCAAATGAACTCGAAAAACAACTAACTGAATTGAAAAAGGCAATAGAGGATCCGAAAGTTTCAAAGGATGCAAAGGAAAAGGCAATTGAGAAGGCACTTGAAGCGATAGGGGGGAAATAATGAAACTGAAAGATGCAAAAGTATTACTTAATTCGTTGAAAGGTAAATTATCGACTGATTTGGAAACAGAACTGGAAGCAATGGCTCGAGAAGCCCTCCTTAAATTGGGAGTGATGCGCAAAGGCCAATTTGCTATGGATTTAACTCCTTTGACTCTTTCAGCGGAAGATCTTGGTGTTAATGAGAAAGTATTGAGGATGGCTGATGACTTATATATCACTTCCAAAATCTTAGGTTGTCAACCAACTGAATTACGTCTCTGGGATAGATATAAAGGCGGAATGTCGGAACTCCGCAATGCAATGTCTACCACTACCGGGGTAGGCGGCGATTGGATTCCCACCGGATTTTCGGCGGTAATTCAAAAACGTCTGCGTCTAGAATTGAAAGTGGCTGCCTTGCATAGTTGGATTACGATGCCTACCAACCCCTATACTTTACCGATCGATGGAGCTGATGCCACAGCTTATTTAATTCCGGAATCTCTGAAAGATGAATCGGTAAAGATAAAGGCTTCTACTCCTACTACCAGCAAATTAACTTTTACCGCTAGGAAACTGGCAGCTAGAAGTCTCTTTTCGGAAGATGTCTCTGAGGATTCGATCGTTCCCATTTTGCCTTTCATTAAAGATAAGATTGTGGAGGCGATGCGGAGGGCAATCGAGAATGCGGTAATCAATGGGGATGATACTACTATCCATATGGATACCGATGTGGTCTCCAGTTTTGATTTCCGCAAGGCTTTCGATGGTTATCGAAGTCTAGCTTACTATTTGAATTCGGCTTTCCGGCAAGCTTCCGGAACAACGACTACCGATCTTCAGAACATTCGGGAGGATATGGGAGTTTACGGATATGATCTGGCAAATTTAGCTTGGGTAACTTCTCTGGCTGGTTATAACGTTATGAAGAATAACAGCGATGTTCTCACCGTAGATAAATATGGGCCGAAAGCTGTTATTCTTACTGGTGAACTAGGTCGCTTTGAGAATATCCCAATCGTTGTCAGTGAATACGTGCGCAATGATCTCAATGGAGATACCGGACTTTATTCCGGGACGGGAAATACCACTACTCTAATCATTCTGGTACATCGGAAATCCCTGGCTTTCGGGGATCGTAGAAAAGTTACCCTGAAAACTAAAGAGGACATTGAAACTGATCAACAAATTCTGGTAACGACTCAACGTATAGATTTCAAATCGTTGCAGGCTAGC